AAAAACAAGAAAGTAAAGTTAAGGTCACAAAGTCAACTAAAGAGGATTGATTGTGTCTAACTATACCAAAAGCACTAACTTTGCTGCTAAAGACTCCTTACCAAGCGGTAATGCGAATAAGGTTGTAAAAGGCACTGAGATCAACACAGAGTTTGATAACATAGCTACGGCTATTGCTACTAAAGCAGATCTAAACTTAACTAATGCGACTGGATTACCATTAACGACAGGTGTTACAGGTACGCTTCCAGTTGCTAATGGCGGTACTGGCGCTACTACCTTTAGTGCTGGCTCTTTGTTGAAAGGTGCTGGTACGTCCGCAATCACTACAGCAACTGCTGGTACTGATTATGCACCAGCAACTAGTGGTACAAGTATTCTTAAAGGTAATGGTAGTGGTGGTTTCTCTAATGCTGCTTCCGGTACTGACTACGCACCGGCAACGTCTGGTACAGCAATCCTAAAAGGAAACGGTACAGGAGGCTTTAGCAATGCCGCTGCTGGAACAGACTATGCCGTTGCTACAACAGGTACGTCAGCACAGTTATTAGCTAACAGTGGTAGTGGTGGTTTCAGTAACGTAACTGTCGGTAGTGGATTATCTTTGTCCGCCGGTACGCTTTCAACAACAGGATCGTCTACCGCTTTTACATCAGCAACCAGCGTTTCTACAACAAGCGGAACATCAAAAACCTTTACTGGTATCCCATCAGGAACAAAGTTAATTATTGTTTCACTTAATAATGTGTGGATTACTGGGGATGATTTGTATATCCAATTAGGAAGTAGTGGTGGGTTTGCTGTAAGCGGTTATGCAACCCAATCAATAAAGCATAATACCAGCAGCTCTCATGGGGGTGTAAGCACTGATACTAGTGGGTTTGTGGTGCGCTTAAGTAATGCGACAGCGGGGCTTTATGGAACTTATGTTTTTAGTCTGGAGGATTCTTCTGCCTACCGCTGGATTGGGACTAATGTCTGCACTTTAAGCGATGGTTCCTGTCTTGTTACTAGCGCAGGTAGACTTGCTTTAAGTGGCACACTGACGCAGATAAAACTTCTTACAGCTTCAGGCCAAAGTTTCCAAGCAGGTAGTGTCAACATCATGTACGCATCGTGAGGTTTATATGTTTAATACAGTTGTCAACGTCAGTACAGGTGAAATACAAGAAATACCTCTTAGCGAAGAAGAAATTGCCGCAGTAGAAGCAGCTTTAGTTGACTTTGCTGCCGAAAAAGTTAAGTATGAGCAAACTAAGTATCAACGGCAACGTGCTGCTGAGTACCCACCTATGAGTGACTACCTTGATGGGATCGTTAAAGGTGATCAAGCACAGGTACAAGCGTATATAGATGCTTGTTTAGCTGTGAAGGCTAAGTATCCAAAACCGGAGTAATACATGGCTCTCCAAGCTGATGAACATGTCAAACAAGTTGGAGATGCTATCTCAATCCTCACTGTGGTGGGTACTTTGGCTGAACTGCTACCAGCAATAGCTGCAATCTTAACAATTGTTTGGACTGCTATTCGTATATGGGAAACAGATACCGTTCAATGTATGTTTAGACGTAACAAGGGGAATAAAAATGCCGATGGTAGCGAATAAGAAGTTTCCTTACACAGCTAAAGGTAAAAAAGCTGCTGAAGAGTATGCATCAAAGAAAGCAAAGAAGATGCATGAGAAGAAAGAGTCTAAGGCTATGAAGGCTAAAGAGAAGAAGATGGGTTATCCGTCATGAAACAGAAACCAGCTAAAGTACGTAAAGTTATGAGAGAGTACAAAGAAGGTACTCTACACAGTGGCAAAGGTGGTCCTGTGGTTAAGTCTCGTAAGCAAGCAGTTGCTATTGCTTTGTCTGAAGCTGGTATGTCTAAGCCAAAGAAAAAGAAATGAAAAAGGATTCTAGGCTGGAAAGAGCAGGAGTGTCTGGATATAATCGCCCTAAAAAAACCCCAACACATCCTACTAAATCCCACATTGTTGTAGCAAAGGACGGTGATCAAGTTAAGACGATTCGGTTTGGTCAACAAGGTGTTTCAGGTTCTCCAGAAGGTTCTGCTAGAAATAAATCATTCAAGGCTCGCCACGCTAAGAACATTGCTAAAGGTAAGATGTCTGCTGCGTACTGGTCCAACCGTACTAAATGGTAGAATTATGTTAGTACAGAAACAATTTTTTAAAAACTGCCCTAGATGTAATGCTATTCAAACGTACGGTAGGAAAGACCATTTTAATTCAGCAGTACGTGGGGGCTGGCTTTGTAAAAGCTGTGCTAATCATGACAATAACTTTAAAGGTCGTATAGGACCGATGCCAATAACTTGGTTTGAAATAAAAAGAAAAGGTGGTTTACATAGGGGGTATGTGTGGGAGTTAAAACCAGAGGATATTATCACAATGTGGGATAGTCAAAACCATGTTTGTGCTTTATCAGGTACTCCTATAGGATGGTCAGATAAAGGGCTTACTTCTACTGTATCTATTGATAGGATTGACTCTTCTGAGGGCTATTTAAAAGACAATATTCAACTTTTACATAAAGATGTAAATATGATGAAACAAGCATTTTCTCAAGAGTATTTTATATCAGTATGTAAAGCAGTTGCTAATAAGGTGAAATGGTAATGGCTACATTCTTAGACTGCATCAATGGTGTTTTACGCCGTATACGAGAGACAGAGGCTATCACGCCAACTGATACAGCCTATGTTAAGTTAATTGGTGATTTTGTTAATGAAGCTAAGAGAGAAGTTGAAGATGCTTGGAACTGGTCTGTGCTTCGTACAACAAAGACAATCACCACTGCTAACGGTACACAGAACTACGAAATACCTACCACTAACCCAAGAGCAAGGTTGTTAGTGGTTTACATACCATCGCTGAAGAGAGATCTTCAGCAAGCTACACAGAATCAAATGCATGAATGGAATAATCTTCAAGGTTCAGTGAATGGAGATCCTTTTTATTTTTCTATTGGTAACAGCACATCATCTACTGGTGTTATTACTCTTGATCTATGGCCTATCCCATCGTCAGTGCTAACGGTAAAGGTAGACTGTGTTATACCACAGGCTGATTTGTCCGCTAGTACTGATGTTGTTTATGTCCCTTCAGAGTTAGTTATCCAAGGTGCTTATCTTCGTGCTATCAATGAACGTGGTGAAGATGGTGGACGTTTAAGCGAACAACAAGCTGATCTGTATCGTAAAGCAGTGGCTTCTTATATCTCTATTGAAGCAGAGCGTTACGGTGATGAAACAATCTGGGAGTGGTCATAATGGCTGCTGAATTGAGGTCAGTAAGTATTGTTGCTCCAGGCTTTGCTGGTCTCAATACTCAAGACTCTTCTGTAGCTTTACCTAAAGAGTTTGCACTTCGTGCTGAGAATGCTGTTATTGACCAATATGGTCGTATTGCAGCTAGGAAAGGTTGGGATAACGTCAACACTACCTTAGGTTTTAACGGTGAAGAACCATCATTGATCTTTGAAATTGTTAAGTCTGATGGTACTACAGTTATTGGTTCTATCGGTGATAAGAAGATCTTCACTGGTACGACAACACTTACCCAGGTTTACTCTGATGCTACCTGGACAGCACAGAACTGGAAAGCAGTAAACTTTAATAGTCATACTTACTTCTTTCAACGTGGTCATGATCCACTGTTGTATGATCATGCTGGTAACACATGGCAGAAGATGTCAGCACATGCTTCCTATTCAGGTACTGTGCCATTAGCCAATGAAGTGTTAGCAGCTTATGGTCGTCTATGGGTTGCGGACACCACCACAGATAAAAAGACAGTTACTTGGTCAGATGCTTTGATTGGTTATAAATGGGGTGGTGGTAGCGGTACTCATGGTTCTATCAGCATTGAATCTGTCTTAACTAATGGCTCTGACAGTATCACAGCCTTAGCAGCCTTTAATGGCTTGTTGATCATATTCTGTAAGAAAAGCACTATCATCTATTCTGGTGCTGAAGAAGACCCTACAACAAACCTTAAGTTAGTAGAGGTTATTGACGGTGTAGGATGTATTGCTAGAGATTCTGTACAAGATGTAGGTAGTGATATCTTCTTCTTGTCTGATACAGGTGTACGTAGCCTAGGTAGAACTATTCAAGAGAAATCAGGGCCATTGTTCGATGTATCAAGGAATGTCCGTGATGACTTGATTGTTGATGTGATCACTAACGCAACTACTGATGACATCAAATCTGTGTTCGATGAACGTAACGGATTCTATCTACTTAGTTTACCGTCAAGGATCTACACCTATTGCTTTGATCTTAAACAACGACTACAAGATGGTAGCTGTAAAGCAACTACCTGGACTATAGCTCCTAAGTCGTTATTGTCCACCAGAGACAGGAAACTATACATCAGCCGTGTAGGTTATATCGGTGAATATGGTGCTCTGTACTCTGACAATGGCAGTTCATTCAGGTTTGCTTATTACACATCACACATTGATGCTGGTAATGCCTCTATCATAAAGATCTTAAAGAAGTTTGCCATGCTTGTTATTGGTGGCTCTAACACTGAGATCTTCTTAAACTGGGGTACAGACTATTCAGGTAACTACTCAGCAGCTCAGATAGCTTTACCATCAAGACAGCCAAGAGCAGAATACAACATATCTGAGTATAACATAGCTGAGTACAATTCAGGAACAATCATCAATCAACTAAGACAACAAGTAAGCGGTTCTGGTAGAGTGTTTCAGATTGGTATTGAAGCCAACATTAGTGCTGATGTATTGTCTATTCAACAAATCGATGCCTTTTTCAAAACTGGTAGAATCGCCTAAGGACAACGAATAATGTTTACAGAAGAGGAAATCAGGAACATACTTCCTGCTAACTGGGGCAGCTTAGGGGCAGATCAAAAAGCTCAATTCTTCAAAGATGTAGGTATATCTACAGATAACTTAGTTAGTCTTGGTGTTATTAAACCAGAAGATACTGCTTGGTTTGCTGAAAGAGGTGTTGCAGCGAAGTCAAACATACCTACATTTACTGATCAGATGGGTTTCCAAGAAAATAGTGGAACCGTTGTTAGAAGCGCTAAAGATCAGCAAATTGATTGGTTGTTTGAACAAGCTAGGGTTGCTCAGTTAACACCTGCTCAGAAAGCTATTGAAAGTGCTAGGTACACAGAAAGCTTAGAAGGTGGTAACGAGACACGATACAACCCAGTTAACTTCCAAGGTCGTGATTGGCTTGTTGGACCTTCAGGTGATAATCTAGTCACTATGGCTAAAGATCAATCAGGTCTATCAGGTAATAATAAACGATATGATGTCTTAGATCCTACCACAGGACAAGTAAGTCAGGTTGTATCTGAAGATCGTTCAATGTGGCAACGATTTGTTAAAGATCTTCCTAAGATTGCTCTGGGTGCTGCTGCTGTTATTGGTGGTCCTGCTTTATTGGAAGCTGCTGGCGGCTTGTTTGGTGGTGGCGCTGGTGCAGCAGAGCTTGGTGGCTTAGGTGGTTTATCAGCAGAAACCTTAGCTGCTTTAGAATCAACAGGTTTATCTAATATCCCTGGTATTGTAGATACAACAGGAAATTTGTTAAACACAGGTTTATTAGCAGGGACAGCAGCTACTGTATTACCGACAACACCTACGCCAACACCAACACCTACACCAACACCAACACCTACACCATTGCCTTTTAATCCAACATCTTTAATACCTACTGTAGCTAACACCTTACTACAAGGATTAACGAACACTAACGCACAGAATGTTCTTGGTGGTTTGATTAGTTCTGGTGCTAACTTAGCAATGATCCAGGATGCTGCTAACAAGCTACGTCAGCAAGGACAACTAACTCAAACAGAATACACTAACTTAGCTAATCAGTTAGGTGGTCAGTATGATGCAGCAGGAGCAGCAGCTAGGTTAGGTCAAACACAGATTGCTGAAGGTATTCTTCCTTATACACAGACATTAGGAAGTACAGCACAACAAGGTTTGATGAATGTAGGTCAAACTGCTGCTAACATGGTTGGTCAGTTTACACCTTATGGTGTTACTGGTTCTTTGTTTGGAACTACCTATGATCCTAAGACAGGACAAGTTAACACTGCCTTGACAGAAGATGCAAGACAGATGTATAATCCATTTGCACAGGTAGCTCAACAGTCTGCTAATGCAGCGCTGATGACTAACGTAGACCAACTTAGCCAGGATTACTACAACAAGTTAGCTGCATTGTCCGCACCTGAAGTAGAGCGTCAACGCCTTGCTACAGAGGCTAGGTTACGTGCTCAAGGAAGATTGGGTGTAAGTGGGTCAGCTTTTGGTGGTTCTTCACCAGAACTGTTAGCACAGGAACAAGCCATTGCTAGACAGCAACTAGAAAGAGAACTACAGTCTAGACAGGCTGCTTTAGGAGAACGTGGTACGCTCCTCAGTCAAGGCACTGCTGCACTAGCACCTATACAACAGTTAACACAGCAAGAGATGGCACAGGCTCAGTTGTCTGGTCAATTAGGTCAGTTAGCACAGCAAGGCAGGATCAGTGCAGCAGGATTGTTCGCTCAACCAGCAGCACAGGGTTACATGACACAGGCTCAGACAGGCTTAGCAGGTAAACAGTTAGCTGCTAATGCTCAACAGGCTGGTGTACAGCAACAGTTAGCAGCACAGTTAGCTGGTTTGAATGCACAAGGTAACCTACGTAGTCTTGGTCTAGCAGGTAACTTACAAGCTCAACAGAAAGCATTAGATGCTTTAGCTGTTGGTCGTAGTAACGTAGCTAATCAAGTTATGGGTCAGGGTGGCGCTAATGTAGGTAACTTTCTTAACAGCCTGCTTGGGCAATCTTCCGGCAGAGAGTTATATGATCTATTCAATGTTGGTGGCGACCTATCACCACAAACCCTAGAGCAACTAAATCAAGTTGGTCTAGGGAATATGCAAGATATTATTTCCAATACAGGGACTTTATTTGGTGTTCCTGTCCTACGTTAAGGAACAATAATGGCACAGCAACAAAGTCTATTTGGTCCAAGCATCTACGATGTACAACAACAACAGATGCAACAGGATCAGGAATTAGCGATGCGTCAGGCACAGCTAGGTGCTGGACAAGGTTTAATGTACCAAGCAGCAAGTGCAGGCCAACGTGCTGGTAGATCTATTGCAGGGTTGTTCGGTGTGGAAGACCCTAAGCTGAAGGAAGCATCAGCTAGGCAGGAACTAAAGAATGCTATCTCAGCACAATGGGATGGACAAGACCCTGTAGAAGCTTACAAGATCATGGCTAAAGAAGCTGCTAGGCTTGGTCTAACACAGGAAGCTATCTCTGCTGCTGCACAGGTTAAGGCTGCTGAAGAGTCTAAGACGATGGGTGAGCTTAAGCGTGGTTTGTTAGAGGCTCAAACAGGTCAAGCAGTTGCAAGAGGTAAACAGGCAGAGGCTCAAGCATTAGTTGCTGGTAGGCCTAAACCTTCTGACTTAGGTGCGTTACAGGCTGAGAGAAGTGCTCTACGTACTCGTATGCAAAACTCTACGAGTGATTTAGAGAAAGTAGAGTTACAACAACAGATTAATGAGATTGACAACGCAATTGCAATAAAGACTACAAGAGAAGCTAAAGCAGCAAAAGAACCAAATAAAGTAGGTGTATCAACTACAGGACAAGTGGTTTACTATGATCCTGAGACACGTAAGCAGTTTACCTTCGATAGTCAAGGAAAAGAAGTACCGTTTACCGGACAGATTAGAGAAGGTGGTTCAACAACCAATGTTGTTCTTAACACACCACAAACTGCTGCTTTGGTCGATCAAGGACAAAAAGCTACAAAACCAATCTTTGATAGAGTACAGTCTATTGATCGTTCAATATCACTGATAGATCAAAACACACCTTTCTCTGAAGCTGCTTTACGTCAAGAGATTGCATCAATTTTTGGTGATTCTCAGAAAGCAGCTACTGAGGTAAAGGGTTTGGCTAACACCGGTTCTCTTGATGAGCGTATTGCTAATAGATTTGTTAACTTTGTTTCTGGTAAAGACACTAAAGTTACTAACGAAGATCGTAGAGCTGTTCTTGTTGCATTACGTAAACGAGAACAAGATCAATATG